GCAGGTCAATGGCTATTTGAGTGCGCAAGGGTCGATCATGAATGCGACTGGCGTATTCTACGTCGCCAACAACCAAGCTTATTATCTGGCTCGCAATGCCAGCGACGGTGCGTGGCGCTTCGTCGAGGGCGGCACGGTCAATTCTACCTTGGATACCGGCGGCAACTTCACCGCGCGCGGGCAGGTTTCCGGCGGCAGCTTTAGCTGTGGTGGCTACAGCTATTTCGCCGATCTGCGCTGCGCCATCGGTGGTGTTTACTACAATGACTATGGCCATCGCGTTGGCTTCGGCTGGAACGGCTGGCTTACTGTGTATGTGGATGGTGGCTACCAGTATCAAGCGGCTTCAACTGATTGGGTCAACAACAACTTCAAGAACATCGGTGCCTACACGGCAAATCAGAATGTTGATGTCAACAGCAACCCGACCTTCTGGGTAGTGTATCACAACGGCGGCATTCAGAATAATGGTGGCGACATCGTGCAGAATGCCGGGGCCATCTACACCGCTGGTGGCGCTGATCTGCATGTGCGCAGTTGGGGCATCCGCTATGATGCCTGGAACGGCAACGACACCGTGGGCTTCCTGTCCTATGGCCGTGAGGAAATCATCATCAACGGGCAGAACCACGGCACGCTCGCTTATACGTCGGACGTATGCGATATCCGCAGTAAGAACGTGATCGGTAATTACCAAGTCGGACTTGCGGAGTTGCTGCAACTGCGGCCTATCCGCTACGTCCACAAAGGCAACACGGTGATCTTTCCCGGTCCTCCTGCGCCACGGGAGCATCCTCAGCTTGGCGTGTCCCGTGAACCAAATCGGCGCTACGACGGGATAGTGCATGTCGGGTTGGTCGCGCAGGAAGCGGAGGTGGTGATGCCTGAACTGGTCACCCGCTCCGCTGGCATCATTGACGGTGAGGATGTAGATGACGTGCGCGAGGTCAATGGCGGTCCACTGATCTTCGCCGTGCTCAATGCACTGAAAGAAATCAACGCGCGCCTGCTGGCGCTGGAGGGGAAATAGCTCATGGCACGGGTGATCTTCAGCATGCAGCCGCAATATACCTTTGGCACCATGTCTACCCGGCTGGTCACTAACCTGATCGCGGCCAACGCTTCCGTTGCCAGGATCACGGCAGGGATGGCCACGGCAAGCAGTGGCTTCACCGGCACGGATGGCACGCAATACGAAGTCAGCAGCAGCATGCCGCCTAATCCGATGGCGCCGCCTAATCTGTTCGGGGTGGTCACTGAGGCCAACAGCCCGGGCGCCAACGGCATGGCCTATGAGAACGCGATGAACACCATCGAGACCGCGTGGCAGACCTTCTGGACGGCGGCCAGCGCTGCCCTGCAGACCCTGGACAACGGCTCCACCGTGATCTGATGGCTGACCCGCTCAAGACGATTGACCGGTTAGCTGAGCATCTGAAGCAAATTTCTGAATTGGCCGCTTCTGATGTGCTGATCGGCATTCCTGCCGCCAAGACCGGACGCAAGGACGGTCAGATGACCAATGCGTCCTTAGCCTACATTCATGAATATGGCAGTCCAGCACACAACATTCCAGCTCGTCCGTTTCTGTTTCCTGGGGTCAAGGCAATCCGCGCCCAGGCGATCCAGCTGCTCAGGGACGGCGCGCGTGATGTGCTGCTGGGCAAGGTCAAGGCGAGCGTGGTGCTGAACAAGGTCGGCATACTGGCGCGCAACTCGGTGGTCAAGGCGATCACTGATCCAGCGCCGCCATTCGTGCCGCTGAAGCCGGCAACGATCCGGGCGCGGCTGCGGCGCACTGCCGCAGGCCGGCGTAAGCTGCGCGGTCTGAGGCAGATCAAACAGGTGGCCGGCTGGACCGGTGCGCAGTCCAATCAGGCGCTGACCGAGTGGGGAGAGGCTGGTAACATCAAACCATTGATCGATACCGGGCAGCTGCGTGCCGCCATTACCTATGTGGTTCGCAAGACTTAGCCGAAACGCAGTTTACTTATGCTGCGCCCTGTAGTAAGACCGTTTTTGCGTGCCTTTAACCCAACCAAAAAGGAAGCATACATGCCAACCCTCGATGTCGTGATCAAAGGCCAGATGGTGCTGCCGGAAGTCAGCACTGGACCACTGCCTCCAGGGTCTGGTGGTGGCGAACATCCTGCGCATCCTATCGCTCCTGGCGGAATGCCGCCGGGCATCTGGGGCGGTCCTGGTTCATTGCCGCCCTTCATCATGCCGCCCATCGTGATCCCGCCGGAGTTCATCGCGGACGTTCACCCTGAGCATCCCATCGTCATTCCGCCACCGCTCGGGTTTTGGGGTGGACAGCCGCCGGCCTATGTTGATATCGGTGGACCCGGAGCGCAGCCCGGTCCCTCGCATCCTATCGTGATCCCGCCCGACGTTGATGTCTGGCCGCCCAACGCCAAGCCGGAGCATCCGATTGTCTTGCCGCCACCGACCACGATCTGGCCGCCGCTGCCGACTCATCCCATCGTGGTGCCGCCGGACGGTCCGCCGACTGTGCTTGATAAGTGGGACGTGATTGCCTACTGGACGCCGCAGGGTGGTTGGGCGATGGCCATCGTGCCGGGTGAAGCCCATCCAGGTGTGCCGACGCCGTCAGGCACGTAGGAAGCCCCGCGACGCCGCCTGCTAAGGCGTTAGGGATGACGGACCCCCGCGTGGAAATATTCCACGCGGGACTTCCTCAGGTTAGTGGGGGAGGATGATGGCAAACATATCTGTCTCCGAGCTTTTGTTTGATCCGGACTTTGTCGATCCAGTCACAGTGCTGCGTGAAGTGCTGACTGTGGGCGATGATGGTATGGGTGTGTATGCTCCGGTCCAGATCAACATCGTGGCCAGCATCCAGGCCGCGAGTGGTGACTCCTTGATGATGTCACCGGATATGTCGCGCACCGAGTCTGGCTATGAGATTATCACGACCTTTCCACTGCTGACTGCCTCGGACGCAACTGGTGCCGACATCGTGCAGTGGAATGGTCGGCAGTTTCGCCTGATCAGTGTGGCGCGGTTCGATAACTTCCAGACCGGTTTCGGTCACTACGAGGGGATGATGGAACTGATGAGCATCAACCCAGTTCCGACGGATGCGCAGTAATGCCGGCATCATACACTCTGGTCATTTATCGCGGCGACACCTACTCGTGGGACTTTCTGCTGTGGGATGATGTCGCCAACAGTATCCCGGCTGACCTCACCGGTGTCGCTGTTAAATCTGAAATCCGGGACCGGCCTAGCGGCAACCTGATCATCCCGCTCACCCTGACGGTCACCTTGCCGAACACGATCAACGCAGCGCTGAACGCGCCGTCTTCGGCACTGCTTCCGGTGCCGTCCGGGGTCTGGGATTTACAGTTGACCTATCCAGATGGGGGCGTGCTGACAGTGGTCGCTGGCGAGGTTCATGTCACAGCTGATGTGACCGGCAGCGCGGGTGACATCAATGCAAACCGTCGCGTGCGGCTGGTTGCTTAAAGGAGATATCCAATGGCGCATCAATACGGCGTTGCACTTCGGACTAATCAGGTCGCTCAAATCCAGACTACGGTCGGGGCGACCGGCACCCTGAGGATATTCTCGGGTGCGGAGCCGGCAAACTGTGCGGCGGCCGACCCAACCGGGCTGCTCTGCACGATCACTCTGCCAGCGTCCTTCCTGACTTCGTCGGGAGGTGTGACCACGATTGCCGGCTCATGGACCGCGGCGGCAACAGCCACCGGCACGGCGGCAAGCTATCGGATGTATGATGGTAGCGCGGTATGTCACGTGCAGGGCAACACCACGACCGATTTGGTGCTGAACAATCAGTCGATCACCTCCGGCCAGACCGTCACGGTCACCAGCTACAGCGTCACTGCAGGCAATGCATGACATGGGTCCGCTCCGGGGAGTGCTGCCGGTGCGGTCAATGCTGTGTCGGCACGCCGCCCTATCCGACAACGGGTGGGGACGACCCGATACAGCGCATCCCGCCGGTCCAGGGCATGTGTCCGCTCTACGAACTGCATCATGGCGCACCGGAAGGGGAAGGCTTCTGCATTGGCCATGAGCCGCCTAATCAGCACGGCTATTATCTCAGCGGCTGCAATGTCTGGCCGCAGCATCCCGATCAGATCGCGGACAAGCCGGGGTGCAGCTATCGCTTCGAGTGGACCGATGACTGATGGCCGTCCAGACCATCTATATCCTCGGCACAACGGCGGTCACGCCGAACTGGTGGGGTAACACCCAGCTTAATGGCTCGGCACCGACCGCCGCGAACTCAACCTACGGCTGGACGGTCGCCAAGACCGCCATCACATCGCCCTACTGGGGGCCTCGGCTCGGCGCGACTGCGCTGGCCACCGGCAACAACCCCACCAGCTATGTTGATTACCCAGGAGTAATTAGCCCAAACCCAGGCACCGGCAGCACCAACACCACGGCAGGCGATAGTTTCGTCGTCGGGCCGCTCACCGGCACCTTCGCCAACACCACATGGACGTTCAACTGGAACATGCGGGCGTCCACCGCAGGTGCCGTCGGCCACATCAGAATGCGGGTGTGGCGCGGAACCTCCGCCAATGGTTCCGGCGCGACATCTATCGGAGGCACTGGCACCGTTGTCGGCCTCGGCGTCACCCTCAGCACGACGGTTGACGGTAATAGCTCGATCTCGTGGGTGCCCGGCGCGTTCACGCTCAACAACGAATATCTGTTCTTTCAGGTCGAGTGGCAGGAAACCACCGCCGGGAGCAGCAACAGCAGCAACGTAATGTTCCGCATTGGCACGACGACGATTGTCACTGCGGATTTCTCCCAGAACATCACCGGCACACTCAGCGTCACTGAGAACCCTGACACCATCTCAGCCGCTGGCACTGTTCCTATCGCCATCAGCGGCACACTTGCCGTCACTGAGGCACCGGACATCATTACGGCGACCGGCAATGTCTCTGTCGTTGGCCACCTCGCCGTCACCCAGGCCGCGCAGACCGTTGCAGCCACCGGCTGGTCTGCTGCGGTCGGCACGCTCGTTGCGACCCAGGCGGCGCAGACGATCAACGCTCATGGCGGTCCGGTCGTCGCCGGCCATCTGAGCGTCAGCGAAACTCTCGACACGATTGCCGCTGCCGGCGGTTCGAGGGTCGGTGGCACGCTGGCCGTCACCGAGACCCCGGACACGCTGTCAGCCGCCGGCACTGTTGGCGTTGCCGCTGCCCCGATTACCTTCGTCGGCGCGGCTGATCTAGGCAACAATGGTGGTTCAGGGACGTTAACGGCGTCCTACACGGTAGGTAGCGGGTCCAACCGTGTGCTCTGTGTGGTCGCGTTTGGCGCAAGCATTCCCACCTTAGACCCCGGCATGACAGCCTCGTATGCCGGAATCACGATGAGTCAGGCCAACCGGATTGACGCCGATGTTGGAAACCAAGGGCCTTACCAAAACCGCAACCTATATTTCTATTATCTGCTGAACCCACCATCCGGGACCAACAATGTCGTCATCACTTTTGCTCATGATTATGTTGGTGCCTGCGCTGCGGACTACGCCGGAGTAAATCAGAGCGGACCGAACGCCACCAGTGTCGGCACTGCCGGCACGGGCAGCACTTCTGTCTCGGTGCCTTTGACGGTGACAGTGACCAACAGTTGGGTCGTCACTGGATCAATTGATTATTGCACCGGGAACCTTGTTCCATCAGCAGGGACCAATCTTACCCAGAAAGCGTATGGCGCGGCATTCGGCGAGCCGCAACTCTGCGACAGCAACGGTCCTGAACCCACCGGAACGGCTTTCTACCAAACCCTCAGTGCTGCCGGGTCCTATTCGGGTGCGGCCATCATTGGCGTAGTGTTTCCGCCAGTTCCCTCCGGCCCACCCACTGGCAACCTGAGCGTTAGGCAGGACGACCAGACCATCGCTGCCGCCGGCACTGTTCCTGTTGTTGGAATTGCCTATGTCGACTCGGTCAATCTCGGCAACAACCAGGGTGCAGGGGGGACATATACATCATCCTACGTGGTCGGCAGCGGGGCTAACCGTCTGCTCTGCGTAGTCGTGATGGGCGCACGTATCGGCACCGCAGACCCTGGTATATACGCCACCTATGCCGGGATCACGATGGCCCTCGCTTACCGGGTCGATAGCGGTAACGCCGGCAGTTACAACAACCGCAATTTATATTTCTATTATCTGGTCAACCCGCCATCAGGGCGCAACGATGTTGTCGTCTACAATGCTACTGATTGGGTCATCGTCTGCGCTGCGGACTATGTCGGGGTGGATCAGACCAATCCGCTGAACACCGCCTATTTTGCCGCTCTTGGTCTGGGCAGCTACGCGGTCACCGTGGCTGTGACGCCGACCGTGCCAAACTGCTGGGTCGTCACCGGGTCATGTGAACAGACCAACCCTGTCAACGCTCCAGGTGCGGGGACCAATCTTACCCAAAGAGCGTATGGCACGCAGTATGGCACGCCGCAGATTTGTGACAGCAACGGACCCGAAGCTGCTTCAACGAATTTCTATCAAACCACTAGTCAGATCGCGTCCTGGCAGGGCGCGGCCATCATTGGCGTAGCGTTCACACCCTTTACCGTTGCCTACACTGGCCCAACCACAGGCAGCCTGTCCGCGACGCAGGTTAATCAGGCGCTGTCTGCGGTTGGCGGGACGCCTATTGGTTGGTCATTGCTCAGCGTCTCCTCAGTGCGGGCCAACGGCCTGAACAACGTGCAGACGTTCCCTATGGATACCACTGGGGCCGATCTTCTTGTGGTGTCTGCTGGCGCTTACAATACCCCTCTGGTCGGGACGCTGAGCGACAGCTATGGCAACAGTTGGTCCATATACCGTTATGGGGCGGCTAATCTAGCGAGCATCGGATGGTTTTGGTGTCGCCCGACCTCGGTCGGGCCGGGACACATATTCTATTGGAACGGTCCGAATTACGGCGGCATCCAGGTCCTCGCCTACCAAGGCAGTAGCGCAAATCCGCTCGACCAATATGGTTTCCACGAAGGCAGCATTACAGTCCAGGCTCCGAGCATTACACCATCCGTCAACAATGCTTTGCTGGTCACCGCGTTCTGCGGTAGCGGTAACTTCGTTTCGGTCGATAGCGGCTTCACCCTCACTAGCCAACTTGCCAGCGTCAGTGGTGTTTCGATGGGCCAAGGTATGGCTACGCTGGTTCAGCCCAGCGCGGCACCTGTCGCACCAACCTGGGTGAATGATAACAATGCCGGTGGCCAGATGACGGCCGCCATCATTTCGTTCAAGGGGTCCTTAACCGCAGCCCCATCGGGCACGACTGGCACCCTCGCGATCACGCAGGCGAGCCAGACCATCGCCGCAGCGGGCGGCACAACGGTTGGAGGGACGCTCGCCGCAACGCAGGCTGGTCAGACGCTCATTGCTGCCGGCCGCGTTTTGGTCTCCGGCGCACTCGCAGTCACACAGACAAACCAGACGCTTTCTGCTGCCGCCGCCATCGGCACATCCGGCTCGCTCATTGCTACCCAGGCCAATCAAACCGTCGCAGCGACCGGCAGGATCACTGTTGGTGGCAGCCTTGCTGCGACGCAGGCGAGCCAGACCATCGTCGCGGCCGGCGCCCTGTTAATCACGGGCGGCTTGATCACGACTCAGGCGAACGAGACCCTGATCGCGGCCGGCGGGATATCGGTCAGCGGCGGCCTTACGGCCGGCCAAGCTGGGCAGACCCTGGTGGCGGCTGGTGGGCCTCGGGTCGGCGGCGTGCTCACTGCCACCCAAGCCGGGCAGACCATCATCGCCGCCGGCAGTTCACAGATCGTTGGCGGGCTGACAGTCGCTCAGGCAAATGAAGTGCTGTCTGGTAGCGGCACGGTCCTGTCCGGTCTAGGCGGCGGCCTCAATGTCTCGCAGGCGCCACAGACGCTCGCAGGTGCCGCCACGGTAACTGGCACGTTCGGCACACTCTCGGTCACGCAGACCAACCAAACAATCGGCGGCACAGGCACGGTGCAGGTCCGTGGCACCCTCACGGTCGCCCAGGCAGCACAGACGTTGGTCGCCACCGGCACGCCGCTGGCCGGTGGCACGCTTGCCGTAACCCAGGCAGCGCAGACGTTAGCCGCCACCGGCACGCCGCTGATCGGTGGGACGCTCGCCACGACACAGGCCAATCAAACACTGGTCGCGGCGGCCCGCTCCACCATTGGCGGCACGCTCACCCTGACCCAGGCCAGTGAGACGCTGAGCGCCACCGGTAGTGTCGTTGCCCAGGTCGTTACCGGTGGCCTCACCGTCACCCAGGCGGCGCAGACACTTTCTGCCTTCGCTACCGGTCCCTCGATCCTTGGCACCCTGGCAGTTACTCAGGTCAGTCAGACACTTGCCGCTGCCGCTGCCGTTCGTGTGGCAGGTGCATTTGCAACTACGCAGGCGAACCAAACTCTGTCGGCCACCGCCATCGTCCCGCTATCCGGCGCGCTTAACCTGACCCAGGCGGATCAGACCCTGATTGCTGCAGGTGGCATCAGAGTAACTGGTAGCCTCAGTCTTACCCAGGCGGACCAAACCCTGGTGGCCGCTGGTAGCATCTTCGTGCGGCCGGGCAGTGACATCAACGTTGACGTTCCCATACCACCCAGCGCACCGCCATTTGGCGTGGCGGTGCCATCACGTGGTGCTCCGGTCAACATATCGCGCCCAGGCGTGAGCGGGAGCATCAGCGTCACGGTGCCAGCCAGAGGAACGGTTAATGTTCCAGTCACGGGCAGGTCGGCGTCTGATGCGATCGTCGACGTGCCGATATAGGAGCTGTCATGTCTGGCACTAACAACAGCGGCACTGGCGGCTACATCATCGACCGCCCGCCTGGGCCGCCGACCGGTGATCAGATCACTGCGGCGATGCAGATAATGGTTTCCCAGCTTGCTGACCTGCCTGGAGTATTGGTAAGACCGCGCTGGCAGCCGACGCCACCAACTCAGCCCGCTGCAGGCGTGACATGGGCATCTGTGGGTGTGATACAGTTCGAGGCCGACGAATACCCTTATATTGTTCATGACGGTTCTACGACTTTGTCAGGTGAGACTTCGCCTGGTGTGGACAGGATGCAGCGGCACGGGACGTTGACTGTGCTGGTGAGCTTCTATGGGCCAGCGTCTGAGGACTGCGCTGGCCGGCTTCGGGATGCGTTGTATATCTCGCAGAATATGGAACCTCTGACGGCTTTCGGTATCAAGCCGCAGGCAGTGCACGACCTGACCAGGACTTCTGAAATTATCAATCAACAGTTCATTGAGCGTGTTGATACGCGGATCGAGCTGCGTCAGCAGATCGATCGCATCTATCCGGTCTTCGATATCGCGGCAGCAGAGGTCGTGCTGGACACCGACACCGGTATCCAAGACACGATCACCGTCACACCTTCAACCGTCATCCGACCAGGGAGCTAAAACCATGCCCGGCCTGAGCGTAGCGGACGTTGTCAACGTCCAGATCAATATGTCGCCGCTGGCGGTTCCGCTGCGGAACTTCGGTGCGCTCTGCATCGCCGGTCCCTCAGCGGTGATCGACGTCAATGAGCGTATCCGGCCGTATACCACGCTCAATGGCGTGATCCAGGACTTCGGCACCGTGGCACCGGAATATCTGGCGGCCGATCTGTTCTTCAGCCAGAGCCCACAGCCGTCAATTTTGTATCTTGGGCGGTTCGCGCAGACCGCTACCCGAGCGGTGCTGCACGGTAAGGACTTCCTGCCTGCCGGACAGGTCACTCTGCTTCAGCAACTTATGGCAGTGACCAACGGCTCACTGTCGATCACCATCGATGGCACGGTGCGCAACGCCCAGGCGACCGAAGCCTATCTGACTGGTGGTAGCTTTACCCCGACTGCACAGACCGCACTGCTGGCTACCTTGCAGGCGATCACGACTGGTGCCTTCGGGATCACTATCGATGGCGTGCTGGAACAGGTCAACAAGACCGCTGGCACCCTGCTTGGCGGCACCACTGCCACTGGTGCTCAGGCGGCGCTGCTCACCAGTTTGCAGGCGATCACGGCCGGCGGCTTTGCCATGACCATCGATGGCAGTCTGCGGCAGATTGGTCCGATCAACTTCTCCGGTGCGGTCAGCCTGACGGCATGCGCGGCGTTGATCCAGACTGCTCTGCTAGGTCATGCTTACTGCCGTTGGGATACCGTCAATGGCAGGTTCATCGTATCATCGGCAACCAGCGGCTCGACCTCCACCGTCACCTATGCCAGCACACCAGTCAGCGGCACCGATATCTCTGCCACTTTGAAACTGACCAGCGCCAGCGGTGCCGTCACACCGACCGCTGGTGCGGCGGCTGGCATTAACTTCGCCGCTACGCAGAACCTCACTGACTGCTCGAACCTGATCAACGTCGCGATGGCGCCGTTCGGCGGTTGCACGTGGGACCCGGTGCAGGGCCGCTTCACGCTCACCTCTGCCTCGACCGGCACTTCATCAACCATCACTTATGCCCAGGCGCCCACCAGCGGCACTGATCTGTCGGCGCCATTGCAACTGACTGCCGCGACCGGAGCGGCGCAGCCGGTCAATGGTGCCACTGGGATGAACTTCTCGGGGATCACCAATCTGAACGGCGCCGCCTCGATCATCCAGGCGGCGCTGATCGGTGCCTCCTGTGTATGGGACGGCAGTGGTTTCGATATCACCAGCCTCTCGACCGGTCCGACCTCGACCTTGAGCTACGCAACACCATCCGGCACCGGCACCGATATTTCACTGATGACTGGTCTGTCTTTGGTTGGTGGGGCTACGCCTCCGGTGAGCGGTATCGCTGCTGAGACTGCGTTGCAGTGCGT